AAGAAGATGATGATAAAGAGACTAATAAAAAAAATAAGACATCCAGTAAAATGGAAAAGATACGAATAGAATTGTTTTCCTATAAAAGCACAGTAAAACAAATAAAGGATTTAGTAGAGAATTTAACAATAAAATATTTAACTTCTATTGAAGATTTACGAGACAATAAACAATTTATTTATACATTAGTTAAAACTAAATATGAAGATTGTAAGTTAGAAATGTGGGAGGAAACGCAATTTTGCAGCACTAGAACATTTAACAATTTGTTTTTTACAGGAAAAAATAATGTTTTAGAAAAGGTAGACTTTTTTTTAAAAAATAAAGACTGGTATTATGAAATGGGTATTCCCTATTCTTTGGGTATTGGTATGAGTGGACCACCTGGAACGGGTAAAACTTCTCTTATAAAAGCATTGGCAAATTATACTAATCGTCATATTGTAAGTATATCATTAAAATTAATAAAAACAAAGAAACAATTAGATAGTATTTTTTTTGAAGACAGATATAATTCTGACAACAAAAAAAGAAGCATAACTTTTGATAAAAAGATCATAGTATTTGAAGATATTGATTGTATTGGTGATATTATTTTAGATAGAGAAAAGAAAAAGAAAAACTCCAAAACTGGATTAGGCAAAAAATTAAATTTTCAAGAGTTATCTGCATCATCGAACATAAATATGGGTGATTTACTAGAAACCATTGCAGCTACTGAGACAGATACAGATAAAATGTGTAAATTTCCTAAGTTACCTACAGATGACGAACCATTAACACTTGATGATATATTAAATTTATGGGATGGTATTCGGGAAACGCCTGGCAGAATTATGATCATATCTTCTAATCATTACTGTGACTTAGATCCTGCATTAATTAGACCCGGCAGAATAGATTTAACACTTGAATTGTCATATGCAACTCATGAAATCATTAGAGAGATGTATATGCATATATTTAAAGAAAATATGGATATAAATGATGAAAAATTGATAAGAATAACAGATAAATTTTATTCTCCAGCAGAAATTATGAATATTTATATGAATGAAGGAAGAAATAAAGATTGTTTTATGAATAGATTATTAAAAAACGAACACGTTTAAACGGTAACAAACATGTTTAAATGATTAAAAAAACAACCCTCTTTTTTTTGTTTTGGATTTGCGTTTTTTTACTTTTTTTGTTTTATTTTTTTCCTTTTTGTCTTTTTCTTCCTTTTCTTCCTTCTTATCGACTGGTCTATAACGTAGAAACCATTCATCATATTCTGACTTACCTCTTTGACCTTTTAACTCTGCATATTTTTCCGCCTTTTCTGCGCGCATTTCTTCAACTGTTTCTTGATGTCCAATACAATTAATACTAAAACGTCTAAGTAGACCTTTTTGTGCTAAACGATTTTTTTCTTGCACTTGAAATAAATAAGTTGCCATACATAAAATACGATCTTTATCGTAATAGGGTCTATTAGCATACAAAAATGCTAAATAGAAACTAAGCATGGTATCAATGGTGGCGATTTTTACATCATATCCTTCATATTTGATAATATTATAACTATGACATGCTAACGGTTTGTATATAAATGCGACAGTATCATTTCCTACCTTTATTTCATAATGTGGTGCAATTATTTCACCTATACCGGGTCTTTCTACAATTTTAACATTTTTAACATTAATATCTGCTAAACGTTCTTGCACAATTTGCGCTGTAAGAATGGGTTCCTCAGATAAAACATCAAAATCTGGAACTTTTTGTAATTTATGTCTTAAATTCTTTGGCATATATTGAGAATACATGGATAACGCATAACCTCCAAAAAATACAACACCTTGATCCATTAATGTATGCTGCACATTTTCATAGATTTCTTCTGCACCCTGATTATCAGCCATTGTTCGCTGAAATTCAACATGTGCGCATTGTTTACCAGTTAAAGGATAATGTTTGTTTAATAATGTTAGTCGTTTTAGAACTTTTTCCCAGCGACTAACATCCCCTGCTGGTCGTGATAATTCTAAATACATTCCCATACGAAGAAGATTAGGAGGCGCATACAGAATTCCAGCAACCCTTATTGCTTCTTTTTTTATAGAGTTAAATAATTCTTTGGGTAAAGATGTAATATCAGCTACAGGAATAAAATTTACAAATACTTTAAATGTGCCATGATGCTGGCCTGCCTTTGCTTCTACTTCTACAAACCCAGCCTCAATATACATATCTGTTAGTTCCTTTGCATCGCTAAGAGCATTTGCACTATAAAAGTCATAATCTGGAATTTCTACATCCTTATTATAGAATTGATCTTGTTTTGGAAGAATATTATTAATTGCAGTCCCTCCGTAACAAATTAATTTTTTTTTTCTTATAAAATTCTCTACTATTCCTATAATATTTTTAATTTCTGGTGAATTAGCAACCTTTCGACCCTGTTTAACTTCCGCTTTATCAACTGCCTGTCGAACAATAGCTAATTCACAATCACTAAATGTTAATCCATTACATACATTATCTTTTTTCATTTATATATTAATAATATAATTTTTTCGAACGAAATAATTAGATATTACTGATATATTAATCCACCTTTTCAAAGGTAGATTATTAATAGTTTGGCTCCACCTTTTCAAAGGTGGATTAGATATTAAACTTATAATAATCTGTTTCTACAGTGCGTGTAGCATAAGAAACACTAGGGTTTTGTTGAGGAGGCAATGGCACTGTAACTGGTATATATCGTAAGTTTTCCGGTTTTAAAACAAACGCATATCCACTATCATCAAAAAATATATCACTTTCTTCCACATTTACATCTATTTTTTGATATCGCATAGCTAATAATTGACAACCGGTTTCTCTCATAACTACTCCACTAGGATTTGGCGGGTCAACGCCTTTATCAGGCATTCCTATGGTCATATTTTGTTTGTTGAATTCGATTAATTCATTCATATCGGGACTATAGGCTATATCGTAATAATGTAATGCACGCATAAAGACAGAATTACTTGTCATATTAACAAATTCATAAAATTCCTGACATTCTAAAAATGCTGTATTGCTTCTATCTACAATAATTACTATCTTACCTAATAATTCTCTTAATCTTACATTTCCAAAGTTTTTACCATAATATTCAAAATCATAGTCTTTACTTAACAACAATTGATCATAATTCTCTAACAATTTAGCAAAATTTTGATACATTGTTTGGTTTGTGCTTTTAATGCGAAGATGAATAATAATTGGATCTAAAGCATTTGGTGCAGTAGAACTGGAAAAAGCGTAATCCCGAATAATGCTCATTATATCTGAAAAATTAATATAATTAAATGTTTCCTTTACAAAATAATTATCACTAGTAGATGTAGCAACAACTGGTTGATCATTTATAGAAAATATTTCAAAGTCTAATCCTCTTACACCTTGTTTTAAAACATTTTTTAATATGCATGTGTCTACATAATCATTTTTATAATTTCCACCACTGCAACAATTATAAGCAGTCTTAATATAATAATCGTTAAATTTAAAATCAAATAAATTGGAACTATCAATTGATCTTATTTTACCGTTTAATTCACCATATATGCTATCCATATTATTACATTCGCCGGTCTTTAACCGAATATAGTAAAAATAATATAAAAATGCGACAACAATTATAACCAATGTAATGACAACTATTAGTAATACTGCTGTAGTTTCATTCATTTCTGTCATATTTTTTATTGCATTATTTACCATTTTTTTTGCATTTTCTTGGGTGCTTCCTCCCATTCCATTATTCATTGTGTCAGACATATTATATTATATAAATAAAAATAATATATTATTTTGTAGTATTTATTTATAATTATTGAATTATTAGGAATAATAAAATTATATTATGATGAATAAAGAATTAAATATATTATTATATTTATATAAAAATGGCAGGTGGATTAATGCAACTTGTATCTCAAGGACAACAAAATATTGTTTTAAATGGTAATCCTAGTAAATCATTTTTTAAATCTACATATCATCAATATACAAATTTTGGATTACAGAAATTTCGAGTTGATTATGAAGGTTCCAAAACGTTACGATTATCAGAAGAATCAGTCTTTACATTTAAAATTCCACGATATGCGGATTTATTAATGGACAGCTATATATCCGTAGCATTGCCGAATATATGGAGCCCTATATTGCCACCTCAGCAAATAACGGAATCCACTACAGCTCAAGGTTTAGGCAATATCGAGCAATGGGCTCCTTATGAATTCAAATGGATAGACAATATTGGAGCTAAAATGATTTCAAAGATCCAAATTACATGTGGTAATTACACATTACAAGAATATTCAGGTGATTATTTATTAGCATCTGTTCAACGTGATTTTAATGCAGAAAAAAAGGCATTATTTGATAATATGACTGGAAATATTCCTGAACTGAATGATCCTGCGAATGCAAACTCTCGAGTAAATTCTTACCCAAATGCTTATTATACGGGCGATTTAGCTGGACCAGAACCATCTATAAGAGGTAAAATTTTATATATCCCTATTAACAGTTGGTTCGGATTAAAATCACAAATGGCATTTCCTTTGACATCGCTTCAATACAATGAATTACACATTAATATTACATTTCGTCCAATTGATGAATTATTCGTAATTCGTGATGTATTTGACGCAACCAATAATTATCCTTATATAGCTCCAAATTTTAATTCCTGGTATATGCAATTTTATCGTTTTTTGCACCCTCCACCAGATATAACATTAGGAATTGATTCATATTCTGATCAGCGCAGTTTATGGAATGCGGACATACATTTAAATTGCACTTATTGTTTCTTATCAAATGAAGAAGAAAGGTTGTTTGCATTACAAGAACAAAAATATTTAATAAAACAAGTATATGAACGAATTTTTCCTAATGTAACTGGACCTAATAAAGTTGAGCTGGATTCATTGGGAATGGTTGTCGATTGGCTATTTTATTTTCAAAGAAGTGATGCTAATTTACGAAATGAATGGTCCAATTATACAAATTGGCCATATAATTATCTTCCTATTAATGTTATTCAGGCACCTACAAATGGAGAATATGTAGTTTATAGATCCTTAGGAGGGGTTCTAACTCCTGTAACAATTGGTCCGGGTGTCAATCCAGATGGAACATTAACA